ACCGTCAATAACTCCACGATAGTAGTCCGCTTCTGCATAAGGTTCATTGGGCGGCTCGATGTCATCCGACTTCTTGCCATAACACATTCCCAACTCTATTAGCCTATCTCGCAACCTCTTGTCATGCACTTGCCAAACAGATGAAGTATATCCTTCTTTGAAGTTAGTATCACGTTTCCGCTCAGTCCTTGTTGAGTGATAAGGCACAAGGGAAGCAAACTGCCCTAAGATGTATGAGTCCTTTTGTTGAATTTCTATGGACAGCTTTCCTCTATCTCTTGTACCCTCGCTCATGTGTCCATCAGTTTGGATGAACCCGAACATATAAGCGTAACATGGGTCTTGTAAGTCAAAGAACTTCGTCAACTCAATCAACTCCTATGATGTATTCGTACACATCATAGTCACTTCATTGAGTCATTTTAACGAGTCTGCGTAATCGGGTCGGTCATTTCTGCCGACCTCCGCATGTTCTTATTCCATGCGGTTCAGAGCGCACCTTCTACCTTTGCTGTGCAGGGAGATAGAACAAGTCCCTCCGCTCGTTACGGGGTGTTGTCGAAAGACAGCGCACTTCCCTCGGAATTACCGTCTCAGGCGTTTCCCGATTTGGACGATTTTAACTACTATCGGCTATTAACCGATACGGTGGCAATCACTACGATAACTTCACCACCGCCAAGTGTCCCAAGCTGTCCTGCCGCACGTTTGTAAATAGAACTAGGAAGGTCTTTCAGATACTTGTGATCGAAGTCGAACACATGGTTTTCCACCTTAGAGTAAGCGTCCCTACCGAATGCGAAGCTGTACTTCGAATGGAGACCGTTCAGTCCGCTAGTAATGACACTTTCAAGGTCGATGTCAGAATAGTTACTATTCGTCCGCTCATTTGTAGGCACGTATTTCTCAATGGCTTCGATCAACTTGCGGCGCACACCTTTGTCTTTCAGATCGTTTTTATGGAGCGGTGTTAAATGAACACGCATCCCACATCCGATGTCCACACCTACGATAGAAGGGGATACAAACCCGTCTCGCATGCTCCATACCGCTGTCGTTCCGATACAAGTACCTTTGCCTACGTGGGCATCCGGTGTATACGACATGTGAACGGAGCGGGGAATGCGAAGGTTGTTGTCAGCCATCTCGAACACTTTATGCTCAAGACCATAGAAGACCTCATCGTTCGCAAATACATGGAGTTCCCCGTGCGGCAATCCTAGTACTTTGTGGGCATCTGATTTTAATTCAATTGTCTTGTACATGAGTACCTCCTACAAGTTTTTAATGTCGTCTCTGTAATCCTTGGAATTGACCAACTGACTAACGTTACGCTTGATATCAAAGTCAAGGATTTTAGAACGGCTGTCGATAGTTTTGATCTCATCCGACAGCGCCTTGCGCCGCTCCTGAACGATCTTCAACTGGGCTTTGATAAGTTCTTCTTGCTCAGCCATCTGAGCTTCTTCTTCCTTCTTCCGGTCGATCTCTGCAATGACTTCTTCATCGATCTTTCCTTGCTCCTCCAAAAGCCTACGTACTTCTTTGATAAGACCCTTGGAGATTTGGAGATTGATTTCAGCCGTGAACCCGAAGTTTATTTTATAAATCGTGATAATGGCATCGTCCGTGGTATTCAAGCAGAACACGATATCGTTGTGGACATAGTAGTTCCGGGTGATGTTATCACCAATCTGACCTTTGTACACGTACTCTGCATACTCGAACGTTTTATTCATGTGTTGCTTGATTTGCTCAGAGTTTTCCCGAATGTACTCGTCACGTTGCTTAATATCAGTGATTCCTACTACTCGTTCCACCCACCGCTTGATTGAGTGACTTGTGCAATTTTTCATGTCTTATGCTCCTCTCGTTTACTTTCACAGTAATAATCGCGAGATAGCACCTTTTGTTTAGAAGAAAACAAAAAAAAATAACCGCTGATTACTCAGCGGCTTCAAACTCGAAACATCCACAATATTTACATCCAACGGGAGCATTGTCCTCATAAGGGTCGAAATGCCTATGATACGTATGACCGCACTCACATAGCTTGCCGTCCCCGTAATCAGGGTCGTACACGCTACTTACTACTTCCGGTATTAATTCCCCATCATACGGATTACCCTCTCGTACCTCATATCTTTCTTTTTCTTCATCATATGATAGGTATAGACTACTCTCACTTTCACAAACACGTAGCATAGGATTGTAGTAAGGGTCAGATGAATAAGGAATGATCGTAATGCCTGTCTCTTTAGAAAGCTCGTTAAGTCCCGATAGGAACGCTTGCATGTTTTTCACGTAGCTCGTCCCTCACTTTCATTAAAATCTTCCCAAGCATATTCATTCCCTCACCTTGGCAGACACCCCAATATTTGTCTCCCCACCAATTTCCCTCGACAAGCTCAGAATCATTCGTAGCAAGTAAAGCACAGGTTAACAACTTCGAACGGGAGAACTTATCCCGCACGATGTCTTCCATTACTTTATCCTTTACTTCATCCCAGTCTGGACGCAACTTTAATTCACGACCTTCACGCTTTGCAACGTTAGGCGGCAGGGAAGTAAACCATACCCGTTCTTCTTCATCAAGAGTCTTAGCCGCTTGGTAAGCGGCTTCACTGGTGGAATATCTAAGTCCCTCGTAAACTACTTCGGCGGGGTAGAAGTTGCTCAAGAACCTGAAATCACCATCAAAGTTGTCAATCACGCTCATAGCTTCTCGATTCCTTTCTTCTTCATATCTAGGTTCCCTTCAACAATGGCTTTGATAAGGCTTTTACGCCCATCTCCCATTACTAGTACAGAACCTATCTTCTTATCAAGCGCTTCTTTCTTCTTTAGAATCATTTCGCTGTCCATATGCTTCCACCCTTTCTAGCTCAGCTTGTACTGACTTAGCAACCGTTTCTCCTTTAGACGTGAGGTAATAAATCCTATCTCCATCCACAAGCTCATGTGAAATGAATGCATGTGCCATTAGTCCGTAGAAGGTGGCATTTGTGGCGGCATCCTCTTTGACGCTACCTTCTGCAAGAATTCTTACCAATAAGTCCACAGAGACCTTTGGCAGTACAACCGGAACCATTACTGTGACTGACTCGAACAATTTAGCCCTCTCCTTTAAAGTTAGATGCCACTAACATAAGTATTTCGTCCATTGCTTCTTCTTCGTCTTCTCCTTCCGTGACCACTCGTAGAATGTCCCCTTTCTTGCCGCCTAATGCATAAACGGCAATCAAGTTCTTTGCGTCACGTAAAGGTTGTCCGTAATGTCCTACATGCACATTTGCCTTGAACTTCATGGCTGTTTGAGCAAACATGGCGGCGGGAGTAGCGTGGAATCCGCGCTCCCCTCCGATTTCAATTAATTCTGAACGCATGACATTCCTCCTAAAATTAAGACCTCCATGCAACACGGCAATCGTAGCACATTCCTTCGGCAGTGACTGTCTTCTCCACGTCATGGCAGTTCCAACAGACTTCCTTCTCTTCCTGTTTAGGCTCGTACTTGGTTTTAAGTTCTGCAAGGGTGGCAAGTTCTCTTTGACGGATGCTCTCCAATCTTTCAGCTTCTTGCTTCTCTTTCTCCCTAGCCGCCTTCTCTTCCCGCTTACGTACTTCTTCTCTTACTTTGTCAAGGTAAGCAATGTCTGTAAGATATTCGATAGGAAAGGAGTAATAAAAATTCTCATCCCGACAACAGCTACAATGACTACTCTCTAAACAGGTAATATCGACCGCGCCGTTCTCGAACTCGATCTTTTCAATCTCTCCACGATAGGTCTTGCCTGTTTCTGCAAGACTCTTGTGGGCAAGCACCATATGGACACGCTGTTCGATTTTCGCGCCTAATGCGACATATTCATTAATTTCCTTATCTGTCAGAGCTTCTTCCATAACGGTGGCGTAGTCAGGGTCTATCTCTTTCCCCGTCAGCTTACCGTCCATCCATACCCGGAACACCTTACGATTAGCATCAAACTGGGAGGTCGTTAGCTCAGCCGTGAATTCTTCTCCCACTCTATCTGCATACCAAGCGCCTTCCTTGCTCTTGTCAATTTTTACCCTGCTCAAACCTCGCATTGTTGTTCCTCCCTTACTCTTATCAATTCCTTGACGCTGACCTTAGCATCTTCTGCTGTCGTGAAGTTATCGTTGGCTGTATCGTACACGTCCCGGAACAAAGCGCCGCAAGTCAGGTCACAGAATAACTCGTAGCTGACCTGCCCCTCTCTAGCGGCTTTCTTTATTCTATTCTTGTACTTATAAACGTACTCGATGCCAAACTGCTCCCAGTGATTCAATAGCTGTATTTCAAGCTCTTTCACCCGCGCCACCTACCAATCGAATTTTAGTTTGATGCCTTGCTCCTGTGCCTTATCAGCCACTACCCCTCGCTGGGTGCGCGGGCAAAGTTTGAAAAAGAATTGGTTGAACCAATCTACCTGTTTTTCTGTAAGGTCGCCTAATATAGCTATGTATCCCTGAGATGATGACTCCCATGTACTCATCGGTATGTGCTGGTTCAATGTAAGGTTACGCATTTCATCCCTGCCAGAAGTCCATACATCCCTGTTCTCTCTGTCAAACAATTGAACAGCATAGCTCGTATGCTCTCCGAAAGCACAAGGGTAAAACACTCCTTCTGGGTCTAGCCACCCGGACATGCCTTCATCGTCTGCCCACTTAGCTACGTGTTCCGGTTCTTCGTAAAAGCCAACGAAAATTCTTTCCTTCTCTTTCATTTCTGGGCGGCGGGTGTCATTGAAGAATTGGAGGACTTCCTTTACTTGTTCCTCCGCTGAGTAGTCGCTGGCTATCTTGAATAGCTCCCTCCAAGTTTTGACTCCGTTTGTTACCACAGCCCACCGTTCTGCATTCTTTTTCCTTATTCCAGTGTAACCCTCGAAGTTAGGATTTTCTGGGTTAACTTCTGCTCTCATTCTGTGATAAGTCTGGACGATCATTCTATTTCCTCCCTCTTTCGTATACTTGCCACACATCCACGTACTGCATAGCTTCCTCCCAGATGGCTTCATTGATGATCTTGTCTTGTTCTTCCTTAGTCAGTTCATCGAAGTCGGCATCGTCTACTTCGGCTTCACCTTCCCGAATAGCTCCCGGAAACCCTATAGACATTGCCCATTTTACAGTTCTCATGTCTACCTCCTATTCATAGTCGTATCCATATATTCCTGCAATCCACTCGAACCTTTCCAGATTTTGAATACTCTCTGCGTTACCAGTCTCCTTGCAAAACTGAGAGAAGTAGGGGTAGAATCCTTTACTTTTACACTCTGCAAGGTAATGGGCGGCAGAAGAATCGAATAAGTCCTGCCCTTGAATGTCCGAAACTTCATCAACACAAGCGTCCATATCTGCCCTCCTTTATATTCCAGTCTCCTACACCGTCACTACTTCTCTGTCGCCTAATAGAGACAAGATTTGATCAGTACTCATAGGCTGTTCGACAGAAGATTCGATAATGAATTGCTTCTCTTCCAGAAGGCTCTCCACCTTCTCGTCTATCGTCCCTTGTGCGATCAGGGAGTAGACATTGATACTACCTGTCGTGCCGCCCTCTTGACCGTATCTCCACACCCTTCCAAGCTTCTGGGACTCGTAAGCGGGAGACCAGTCTTTAGATGTGGAGATGATATTGTTGGCGGCTGTCAGCGTAACCCCCTCGCGGGCGGCAGAAGATACGCAAAATATGACAGGGCAGTTAGGGTCATCTTGGAACTTATCTACCTGCTGTTGCCGGGGAGAGACTTCTTCTCCTGCCTTTGCTTGTGCAGAAATATCGCCGTGAATAATGGCAGGATTATACTTGGAAAAGTATTCATACATTATATTACAGAATCTTCGCGATCTTGTAAATACGACAGCCTTTTCTCCTCTGTCGATGATCTCTTCCAAAAGTTCCTCTAGTGCGGCAAGTTTTGCACTTCCACGCTTTCCTTCTACCCCGCCTACTACTTCCATAGACTCAGCCACTTGCATGAGTCGTGCGAATTTAGCAAGCTCAGAAGGGATGTCCTCGAAGTCCAGTTCCTCGAACTCATAGTCTTCGTCAGCTTGCTCTACCTCCTTGTAGAGCTTCCTTTGTGCCGGGGTAAGCTCGACATAGATAGGTTTATGGATAACGGGCGGCAGATCAAGAACCTGCGTCTTCAACCGCCTAAGCATGTTGGCTTGCAATAGAGTCTTGAACTCTCCTACATTCTGATACTTGATCACCCGACCATATCCGTCTTGGATACAGAACTTCTTCATGAACGAGAAGTAGTTGTACGGCATGACTCTAAGCCAAGCTAGAATGTTGTAGCAATCAATAAGCTCGTTGATTACAGGCGTAGCAGTTATGCCATATCTTTGAACCGTCTCAAGGCGGTGAATGTCCTTCCCTACTTGGGTGGTAATAATGTTACGGACTTTATGCATCTCGTCACAGTATGTGATAGAGAAAGGCTTAATTCTATGAAGCATGAGTACGTTGTCCAAGTCCTGTCTATACAACTCATAGGACATGATGACAAGATGGATGTCGTTTCTTTCAGCAAGCTCATGGTAAAAATTCATACGTTTTTTCACAGAGCCGCCTAATACGACAATATTCATATTCGTAAATCGTCTTGCTTGGTTCAGTACATCATAGGTAAGGGCGGCTTTTGTAATGAAAATTCCCCAGCCCGCCAACCCTTGTTGCATTTTTGCTTCTTGACTACAAAGAATTGGTGGAGTCTTTCCAACCCCTTCTTGGTCAGAGATTAGTAAAGAATCCCTTTGCATAAGAAGGTTGAACGTCTGTATTTGGTGGGCGCGTAAAGGAATCTTGGGCGTGTAGGACGTGATATAATCCTCCGGCACATCTGACGTATCGATGCCGCCCGTCAGCGCACCCATGTTGTCCCCTTCCGCTTTCCAGATGACCATATAGTCAAACGTCTTAGCGTGAAGCTCCTGCGCCTTGCTGTATGGTACACCGTAGGTTAGCGGCTCTCTACCAAGCCCCCAACCCTCAATGGTCATGATCTTTGCCACGATCTCCGGGTCAAACTTGACGATCTTGATTTTGAGATAGTCTTCCCCGCCTACTGTTATCTTCGATATTTCAATCATGGTGTAACCTCCTTTTCAGTAGTAATTGGGAAATAGTGGTGAATGTTTACAAGAGTTTCAAAAATTCT